CGGCCTCTACATCTGCCTCTAAATCCGCATCCATTTCGGGCTCAGCTGTTTCAGGACTAGGCTCTAGACCAGCTTCAGCCTCTTCGGCTTCGGGGCCCATGTCTAGGTCTTCTTCATCGCGTGCATACATTGCGCCGCCCTCAGAAAGGCGAATAAAGTTATCAGTTAAAGCCGGGATATTGGCTAGTTTCATCATGCGACGAGTGGTTTGTTCGTTAAGCAAGCGTTTTTTCATTGTATTACTCCTTAAAAAAAACTTGGATATTTCTAATGTAAATAGTATAATAAATATTTAAAAGCTTATTTTATGTAAGTTCTTTGCTAAATAGCCTTTTTATTTTTTTTAGGGCCCCGTCTTCAATTTGTTTTATTCTTACGAAGCTAACACCGAGCCTTTTGGATACTTCGCGTAAAGTCAGTGGTCCGTTGCAAAAGACTGTTTCTCCAATGCAATTATATTCTTGTTCATAATCTATCCACATTCTACATTTTTTTTCTTTACACGGCGTATTAGTTTCTTTACACTCTTGTAAACATTTCATAGGTCTGGATGCTCCTGTGCTATCATATCAAATATATCTTCAATTTCATTCTCTTTTAGAGCAAATTGATCTTTAGTTTGCTCTGATTTGTTTAATATTATTTTCGAAGCATTTCTTTTATTTATCCCCTGAACTTGATGTTTGCCTCTATATCTATCCAAATATGACATTATATCTGGATCTTTTTCGAGATAGCCAGTTATCATAGCACGAAAAAAATGTGACTGGTTTAATCCATCGTATTGCAAGCGTATTCTTAAATCAGCTTGGCGCTTTTCCGTGTCGTAAAACATAAATTTCTTACGAGTTTTGGGATCAGGAATGGTTGGATCTTTCATGCCTTTCTTCCTAGAATATGAGTATCGCTTTCTAGTCGACTTGAATTCGTCTGTCGTATGAATACCGCTTTATGTCGAAGCTCTGGCAAGCTTCGTACACCTGAATAAGACAAGCCGCTGCGAATACCGCCAGCGATATCTTCAAGGATGCCATTAACACTTCCTTTATACGAAACGGTAGTTGAAATACCTTCTGGCGTCGATGACTTACCTCTCCAGTCATTTTGTGCGTCGGCTGATGCCATGCCTCTATATACTTTGTACTTTTTACCTGAGTTACTCGCAAATATCTCGCCCGGTGTTTCTTTAGTGCCGGCCAACATTGAACCTATCATTACAAAGTCGGCGCCGGCGGCATAAGCTTTAACCATATCTCCTGTGGTTTTTATACCGCCGTCTGCAATTATCTTCGTATCATAAGTAGTGCGCGAAATATCTAAAAGACTCTGAAAAGTGGGAATTCCATGTCCTGTTACTAGTCGTGTTGAACAGATCGATCCTCCTCCTATTCCCACACGAATTGAATCTGCGCCCCAAGAAGCTAAAGTATCAAATGCTTCTAAAGTTGAGACATTACCGGCCATTAGATGAACTGTATCGCCAAAACGATCCTTGAGGCTCTTCAAGCATCTTTCCATAGCTATGTGATGACCATGAGCAACGTCGACGCATAATATATTTACTCCTACAGAATGAAGAGCATACGCGCGCTCTTTATAATCTCCAGTCATGCCCACGGCTGCGGCCATCTTTATTTCTTCATTTTCAAAGAGAGCTTTTGCTGCAACCGTTGCCTGAGTTGCTACGTCGTTGTAGCGGTGCAGCACGCCCATGCCGCCATGATGTGACATTACTAAAGCCATTTTATCTTCAGTGACAGTATCCATTGGGCTTGAAATAACAGGCAAACTTAAATGTGTGTTTTCATCTAATTTGTTACCAATATCAATTTGTCTACGACTCTCTATATCACTATACTGCGGCTGCAGCAACACATCATCATACGATAATCCTTTTTTCACTCTTTCTCCTTATTTTGAATGTCTATCTGCTACCGAGGATGCAGCGAAAGCTAAAGGTTTAATCTTACAATCAAATCCGTTTCCCCTGGCATATCCGATCAACATGTCTGAAAACTTACTCGTTTTTGTATTTTTGTCAGAATCACTAATGTCTAAATGCAATTCAATATTAACTTTTGGACAACAAGAAAGAAGTTTTATACCAACATCAATCGAATTTTGTACTTCCTTTGTTATCCTTGTCATTAAAATATTAAATTTGTTTGATTTAAATTTATTTCTTTTGATAAAGTACCTACCTCCAGATTGTCCCTGCGCTTCACGTAGACAAATTGCTGTTGAAAACACGCATTGTTTTTTGTGAAGGAAACTATCACTGCCAACGTAAACTACGCCATTCGATTCGGAATGCTCTTTGACAATTTCTACTATATCTTCAAAGGAAATTACTTCACCGGAGCCACTAAACCATTCGCTCATCTTTCAAACCTTTCAAGATATCTCTGCAAATACCATATTGCCTTTCCTATATCTTGCCTTGGATCTTGTTTGTGTTTATGCCTTGCGATATATTTAATAGCATTGCCACAGTGAAAGCCTAAGTCCCAGTCTTCTATTATATCAATAGTTTCGTACTTGCCTGTATTATAATGGGCCGGGTGGTCTACTATGTTAATTTTGTGTGTTTTCTCATAAACCGCCTTTAAATCCTCGACGTCTGGCATGTCTCTCGTGTCGTTATCAGATGGACTGGTGGTCTTTATCATATTCCGCCATTCTTCTTTATTAATCTTCATCAAAATCCACCCACAGGTACATTATGCAAAGGATGCGTTTTGTTCACGTCGGTGCTACCGAGGGCGCCCTTTCCGCGTCGGCTGATGGTAAGGCCTTGGTTTTCATATAGGTTTCCCATATTATTTTCTCGGGCTCGGAAATGTACAACCGGTACTAGAATCAATTGTGCAATTTTATCGCCACTAGCAATAGTTTGAGATTCGCTTCCAATATTGTGCAGATCAATAAAGACCTCTCCATCATATCCCGAATCAATAATGTGGGCTCCGACTATTAAAGATCGTTTAGCTCCCATACTTGATCGATTACAAACCTGCAACATATATCCATGTGGGATCCCAAAACGCAAACCAGTTGATATCATTTGATTTTCACCTGGAGATATTTCCACTTCTTCTTTGAGGTGAGCGTATATATCTAATCCAGCATCAGATGGATTACTTCTTGTAGGAGCTTTAACTCCAAATTCTACTGTCGCATATTCAATTATCATTTTGTTCCTTTAGATGTTCAACAAATTTATGAGCCTTGCCCCAGCAACCAGGACAATAAAGACGCACTACTCCCTCTGCTTTTCGTACAACAACACTCCATTCATTGACTTGCTCTTTCGAAGTCTTATCAAAAGGTTCTTGACATACTAAACATTTATCACCCAACTTATCAAAAAGTCCAAGTTTCTTCTGTAATTCTTTTTTGGCGCGCTTTTGTTTATTGCGTCGGATTTTGCGAGATTGACCGCTCATAAAATTAATATATTAACATTTGAACTAAAGTTAAATTATTCTTTTGATTTTTTACGGCTCCAGGTTCGACGAGCTTTCGGCTTTGGTGCTTCTTTTTCTGCAACAGGCGCAGGCTCGGGAACTGGTGTTGCCTCTACCTCGGTTGATGCAGAAGCTGCTCTTCTTTCAAGTTTAGCTAACTTTCTTAACCTTCTTTTTCTTGGAGATGCCATGAAATTTCCTCCCTTTGACAAAATAAATAGAGAAAAAGATACAATTTTACCCCAATAATTTAAAGTTATGATACATTGATCGTGTCGAGAACCCCCAGACATCATTGTAATCAAGCTTCGCCATGTAAGGACGATTTAAATGTAACCTGTCATTTTCCTTGATACCCCAGCATCTAATCTTTGTAGTCGTTGCTGTTGTATCAATTACATTAATAATCCAATACGGTCGACCATTTTTGGTCTTTTTCTTAACAACTTCTCTTGGGATGAACCAAGCAACTTTCAAATCATCATCCCACTTGCCTACCGGAGGAACACGATGGTGCTCCAAGCTGTCTCTGATATTATCATTCATAACCAGCTCAAAGGGAAACAAGCCAGT